GGGCCAGCAGGCTCGCGGTGGCGTCATAGACCTCCAGGAAGCTTGCGTCCGACCGAATGATACTGTCGGCATTCCCATCCGGAGAGACGTAACGGACCCCCAGCCAGAGATCGCCTGCAGGCTCAGGGATCGCGAAGGCGAACGGTGCGACAAGGCTGTTGGTCCCGACATGGCGGATGGCATTGACGTCGAGATCGGGATCGAAGCCACCGGCGGCGGTGCTGATCAGCCCCGCGATGCCGGAGAGGTCGGTGGGTTGATGGCCGAGATGCAGAATGTGGCTCATGATGGGTCCAGTTCGATGTAGAGGTCGGATTGCGTGGCGGTCAGGGATTTACCGCCACCCTGCTCGAGGAAGAGCGCCACTTGGCCAGAGGTGAGGCGCGCGCCACCGCCCAGATCGTGCCAGGCTGTGATCTCGGCGATGCTGAGGCTCCTGTCCCCGCCAATCTCAAGCCAGGCATGGGTCTGGAAGATCCGCAGGTCTGGCTCCCTGAAGCCGAGCGGCTGCGCGCCGGGCGGGACGGGATAGCTGAGTTGCGAGGATAGGGAGCGCAGGGTGCCGCCATCTCCCGGATTGCGGCCCTGAATGACGGGGTGGAACGCGGGACTGCCGCCTGCGGTCCAGGTCGCGGCGCCGGTCACCGGATCGTCGCGCCAGACGCCGTTCTTGCCGATCCAGAGGCTGGCGGCGGCGGGATCGAGGACGAACATCAGCACGTCGCCCGCCCCGAAGGTTGGCAGGCCGGTCAGACGCTGCGCGGCGGTTGCGGTGTCCGAGGACCAGAGCGTGCCATTGCCGCGCCAGGCGATCGAGCCGAGCGTGATCGGGTTCAGCCCCACATCGAACTCCTCGCGCTGTGCGGTCGAGACCACGCCGAGATAGCCGTCAAAGCTCACCGCCCCACTTGGAGCACAGGCAACTTCCCAATAGCGCCGCCCGGCAGAGGGCACGATCGGATCGGCGGTTGGCACCCAGCGTCGGTAATCGCTGCCGCCTGCGGTGTTGATTGCTGTCTGGTTGCCGTCGGACAGCGTGTAGCCTGCAGGGCTGCGCGTGGTGTCCAACTCCCAGGCGCTGCTCAGATCAACCGGGGGTGCGGCGTCATCCCCACCTTGCGCCAGGATCGCAGCGCGCAGCATCAGGAGGCTCATGCGACGGCCCCCGCCAGCGCGCCCTGAATGACCCAGGCATCTGCGCCGCGCTTGGTCAGCGCTGCGCCCGCCCATTGCCCCCCGAGCGAAACCGATCCGCCAGTGATGCCATTGAGCGAGACGCCCGGAGCGGCCGCGATGGTCGCCACGCCTGCGCCGATCTGCGTGATGTTGATCAGGGTGCCGGTCTCGAAGGGCACGGTGGCCTCGGCCGGAATGGTGACGGTGACGGCGGACGACCCGGTGGTCTCGAGGATGCAGCCCAGATCGATGGCTTCCAGCGTGTGGTTTATACCGGTCAGCGTCCGGATCGGCACGATGCCGGGGCGTGGCACCTCCACCCATGCGCCGTTGGTGAAGCGCACATGCCGCGCCTCGTCGGCGATCCAGAACTGCCAGCCTTCTTGCGGAGTCAAGAAGACCCAATCGGCGGTCCCTGCGATCTCATCCCAGAGCGCGACGGCATTGGCATTGGTGCTGGCTGCGGCGGGCACGATCGCGATCTGGCCTGCGCCACCGGTCGTGGGCAGCGGGGCGGTGCGCGATGTGGCGCGCGCCTGGACCAACGCCGAGAGCCTGCGCAGGTCTTGGCTGAGGCTCTCGCCCCAATTGCGTTGACCGGGGTCATAGAAGGCGCGCAGCCCCAGCCCCGGCATGATCCGTTCCGGCATGCTCGTCCTCGTTCTTTACGGTTTGTGTTCGTGAGCGCGCTCAGGTGCCCCAGAAAAATCCCCAGCCCCGATCCCACCCGGCGGCGAAGGGAGCGGTCAGGTGGAAGCCGCGTGCCTCGCGGTCGGAGAGCCAGGCGCCCTCGACCAGTCGGCGGGACCGGACCGCAACCTCAATCTCGGCCGTGCGGTCCGGCGCGCCACTCTCAGGGATATCGTCAGGCGTGAGGGTCCGCGTGGCAGTCAGCCCCGCGTCGATGACAATGCCCGGGGGCAGCAGCGCGACCCCTGTGTCCGGGTCGACCCAGCGTATCTCAACGATGTAACTCACGCCCGGCTCCGGCCCGATGGAGGCGGCGGTGTGATCGACGATCACGGGGCTGGTCTGGGTCAGCCGGTCGCGATGGGTCCAGGTCAGCAGCAGGTCACCGGTGACCAGCGCGTCAATGTCGGGCGCATAGCTGCCGTTGCCCTGGACGCGGCCGGGTGGCAGTGGCCGGATCGCGCGGCGGTCCAAGGTTACGCTGTCTTCCGTTGCCATTGCAAAGGCCAGCGTTCCGCGTCCGGTCTCGGGCAGAAGCCGAACCGCGAGGGTCTCGCCCGCCGCCCATGACTCCTCAGTGATCCGCGCGGCTTCATCGAAGAAGATGACTGGTGTGCCCGCCGCATGCGCGCGCGGCACGCTGTCGAGACAGCCACGACCGACGGTGATGGTGTCGGGCGTGATCCCGTCGATACGCACCAGCTCGCCGCCGATGCTGGCCAGCGTTCCGATCCCGACCTCGCCGATATCGCGCCAGCCGGTGACGGGGATCACGCGCGCTTCGGGATCATCAGACAGGTCTGCCGCCAACAAGGCCGTTGGCGCGAAGGCCACGGTGTCTTCCAGCGCAGGACCAGTGCCCGCATCGATCCACATCTCCGCCGCCAGTGCATCCGCGCTCGGGCGTTCGCCACTGGCAACCAGCGCGCCTGCATCAGGATCCTCGGCGAGGATCCGGTCAGCCTCGGTGTGGCCCAGCTCACGCACCAGCAGCCAGTACGGCGCTTCCTCGACCATCCGCCGTGCCAGCGCGCGTGGCGGAGCGGCAATGCCGGTGCCTGTCGGCATGCGCCCGCCTGCGATGGCGGTGGCACCCAGCGCAAAGACATCTTCGGCGATCTTCAGCCGGATGCCATTGTCGCGCCCGTCACCCTGACCGATCTCGGAGAGGCGCATGACCACATCATCAAGCCCCAGACGGGCCGAGCGCAGCCGGATTACGTCACCGGGGCCGAGATCAGCGCCCTCACGGTTCACCACGATCTCGCCGGTCAGGAGCGGCACCGACAGCGCGCGCAGGTCGCGTTCCGCCACGCGCAGGGCAAGCCCCTGATAGCGGATGCCAGGATACTCGAGCGTGGTGGCAATCACCTCGCCCATCGCCTGAACGCGCGCGGTGTCAGTGACGGAGACAGCCCCGGTATCGTCGGTCCAGGCGTCGGTGAAGCGGACGGTCACGCTGTTCACCAGATCAGATGGCGAACGGCGACCCAAGCGGCCCCAGTCCACCACGTTGGTCTCATCGAAGAGCGGCAGCGTCGCGGCAGTATAATCCGCACGGATCAGCTTCAGCTCCCAGAGCCCGGTGCGGCGGTCGATGAACAGCGTGGCATCGATATGATCGAGGATACTGGCGATGAACTCCTCGATCGAGCTGTCCTGCTGCCAGATCAGCGAAAGGCCGAAGCCTTCAGCGTAGAGCGCATCGGCCGCGCTGGTAAAACTTGGCCCCATCTCGACCGCGGAATAGCCCAGACCCCAGTCGCGGTTGGTCAGGCATTCGCGGATGATATGGGCCGGGTTCATGTCCGGCCCGTTGCCGAAGGCCCCGCGCAGGGATGCCACCAGCGCCTGGCTGTTGCCGGCCGGAATGACCGGCACGCCGTCGACGGGTGTGTTGTCGATCTGGGCGGTGAAGCTCGTGTCGCTGAGTGCGATGTTGAAGCCGAAGATATCGGCGGGTGGCAGCGTGCGGATCAGGGCAATCGCTGCATCGACAGAGGTGGCAGGCGCGGGTTCGCCGTCAGTCACGAAGATGACGATCCGGCGCTTGGAGCCGCTGCCTGCCAAGAAGCTCCCTGCCTCAACAAAGGCCGCGTCAAAGCTGGTACCGCCGGAGGTGCTATTGGACAGCGCCAGCATCCAGGCCTCAAGCGCTGCGTAGTCGTCCGGCCCCATGTCGCGCCGCTCGATCGCGCCCTCAACGCCTGCGTTCCAGAGCACGATGCGGATATCATTGGGCCGGTCGGGATCGACGCCGGCACCGATCTCGCGGATCAGTGCTGCGACACCCGCCTTCTGCGCCGCCATCCGTGTGCCCGACATCGAGCCAGAGACGTCGAGCGCGATGTAGATCGCCGCATCCGAGATATTAGCCTCGGGAACGATGGGTGCCTTGTCGGGATACCATTGCGGTGATCCGGCCTCACCCACCAGCACCCGGGTGACGTGGATAGCCCAGGGCTTCAGGTAAGGATTGATCCCGAGATAGACCTGACGCAGCACGAGGCTGCAAAGGCCCCGATAGGCGGGCACATCCCCACCCATGCGCGCGGCGAGATAATCGTTCGGACCCTGCGTGGGCCCGCCCATCAGCACATCGACATCGCCGACAATACCACCTTCGCGGCTCTCGCCGCCAAAGAGGTCGGGGGTGTCGATCCGGATGCGCCCACCGCCTGCACCGGCGTTGCTGGCCGCCGTCGTCGCGATGAGGACCTCGACCGACTGCGCCGGGAAGCTCAGCGCCTCCGGCAGTACGGACCATGTGGTGACGCCAGTGGTTGCATTGAAAGCCACGCCCTGCAGCGTGACGGTCTGGCTCGACCCGTTTGCCAGCACCAGGCGATAATCCTGCCCGATACGCACACCCGCGCGCGTGCCGGGGAAGGTGATGGTCGCCCCGGTATCTCCCGCCATCGCGGCGCTGGCCGCCATGCTTGCAACAACACCGATGCGGGTCTCGACGGCTGCACCGCCACCGCCGAACCCGCCGCCGGTCGTGACCGACCACGCGGTCCGGCTGTCGACAAGGATCTCGCGGATCGCATCAATCGGGCCGTGGCAAAGCGCCAGATGCACGCCCAGCGAATAGCGATAGCCGACAGTCTGGGATTTGCTACTGCCGCCCATCTTCCACCTCCATGCTTGCGGCCTCCCGAACCTCGGCCTCCCGGAGCACGGGATCGACCAGCGCATCGCCGGTGGCACGCAGGCGATCGGCGTCGATGCCGTGGTCGAGGAACTCCTGCCAATCGAGCCCGTGACGGCGAAACCATGGGCGCACGCCCGCGAGGCAGTAGCGCGCGGCGCGGAGGTCCTGGACGGTGATACGAACGGGCGTGGTTGGAAGCGGGTCCGTCACTTCTTGCCGCCTTTCTTCTTGATGGGATCAACCCTCAGGTCTCCAGCCCAGACGACATTGGGCCCGGTGATGAGCACAGTGCCGAAGACGACCGGGATCGGCCGGCCTTCCTCAGCCGTGGGCAGTGTGAAATCGTCGAGCCCAGCAGCTTGTGGCTTCTCGACCTTGGGGCGCGGGCTTAGCGCGTAGGAGATCGCCGAAAGCACCAGCCCGAGGACGAGCCGTGCGATGAAGGTCCAGACCATGGGGGTGTGTTCTGTGCTGTTTGGCGGCGCGAGGGCGCAGGAGTTGGAGTTGGCGTCTGGGTTGGCGTCGGTGGTGACGCGTCAGACGATGGAGCTGCCGCCGAAAGGATTGCGGCCGGGGATCTCGGGAAAGCCCCCGAAGTTCGCGAGATTGCCGAACTTCGCGGCACAGGTGGCCGCGCGCAGGTCGCAGCCTGGCGCAATGTCGACGAGCACGGGCAGTGGCTCGCCCGTGTCGGGGTCGAGGTCTGGTGTGACGATCGCTGCGGCAAGGTCCGGCATCGGGCGCGACAGGGTCAGCGTTGGGCCCGCATGATTGGTGATGAAGCCCAGCTCTGTGCCAAACCGCAGTACGCCGCCACGGAACCAGCCGTCGGGCATTTCCGCTGCCTGCGGGATTATCACTGCATTCGCCGCGACGCTGGTTATCACATCGCTCTGCCAGTGCAGCGCAATGTCGAGCCCGCAGCCACGCCCGTAAAGCGCATGGCGGCAGAGGCGTTGATACTTTGCGCGCACCCCGGCCCGGCGCAGCGTGCTGAACACGGACTCGGCTTGCAGGATGATCCGCTGCCCCTCCACCTCCGCGCCGACCACGCGGCCCTTCCAATGCGCCACGGTCTCGCCCAGCACCTGCTCATGGCCGCGAAAAATGGTCAGGGTCACCGGTGTGGATCCCAAGGGGGCAAGAAAGCGGCGCGCAAAAGGATGCGAGAGCGGCCAGGTCAGCTCTAGGCGCGCGCGCTCGATCTCGCTGGTTTGCACCACATCGCCGTGGGCGACAGCGGCAGCGTCCCAAGTGATCTCGGCCTCGTCGCTGCCGGCGCTGATCCAGTTCTGGGCCCGGCTGGTGAAGCGCCAGACCTGCGCGCCCTCAATGAACTGGTAGAGGAAATACGGGCGGCCCTCGGCGGGCGAGGCCTCGATTGCGTCGTAACTCATTTACGGGGTGTCCGGGGTTTGGGGCGGGGGTGGGCGTGTCCGCTGCATCCTCGGCGATGTCGTGGTGCATCTCGGGGCGACGCTGACTGGGCTGGCAGGTGTGCCCGGTCGATCAAGTGGCTTAAGGGATCGTGTGGCATGAAGGGTGGCAACGGACCTTCATTGCGCTCGGGAGCAAGGGTTGGTGTGCGGGACGAAGTGCGCTTTCGCTACGGCTGCACCGAGGTCAGCTATGGCGCCACATTCGATCCTATCAGGGGCGTGCCGTCCAATGCCTGCCCGAAAGTCGCCCCGACGATAATCAGACCCACAATTGCAGCAAGCCAGACAGGGCCCCTCGCAAAAGAAGGCGTCATACGGTCGGAGAGCCACCCAACGATGGGAAGTGTCTGAATCAAATGAGTTGCAAAGAAATGCGGGGCCCTCAAGTCGCCTCCCGTCGTCGACCAGCCCACCATCGGCAATCCTGTGGCGTCCGTTAGGTCGCCTCCCACCCAATGTCCGGTCGGGGTCAGTTGCATGCTGGACATCGCGCCAGCGGTTACAAGAGTGGCAAGCGTTCCTAGGGTTGCCCCTAGGACTACCCCCGTCCGCAGGCCCGGCCCGATCTCACTGCGGGCTCCCCGCCAAACCGCCACGCCAATGATAACCGTTCCAATCATGACGACGACAACGGCAGCCCCCATACCGTAGTAGGCGAATTCCTCCCAACGCGTGTCGCGGTTGAAATGTGAGGCGCGTCCCCGTGCCGCCTGCAAAGCGATGTAAGACAGTTCCAGCAGAACGGCTGCACAGATGACCGACAGCGTCCAACGGATCGTGCGGCTCTTTTGAATGTTCACGCGCAAGAAAGATAAGAAGATCAATAGAGTCGCGACATGGAGCGCAAAAGACAAAAAGAACTTTGTGGGCTTGGTCCAAACCGATATGCCGTTAAGCGTCCTGCCGTCGAAAATACCAGCGGTCAGAGTAAGGAGCATCATTGCCATAAGGATGATTACAGTTAGTCGACCAAAGAAAGAGGCTTCGGTTTTCTCCATACAACGATTACTCCATGTCAATTCTGACGGTGAAAGTGCAATTTGAGTCTATGTCCTGAGCGCTTCGTAAAGCAAGGCTACGCCCTGCCACTTCCCATCGTCGACAAAAAACGGCCGTTCATCTGCAGAGCAGCATCGGTCACTTTCGGCTTGAACCCGCCCTCCACAGCGCCACACCCGAAGCCTCGGTTTGCGACCGACCTCACCCCTCAACCTCCACAACGGACAGCGTCACGTCGCTTACGATCGCTCGATGCTTGATCTCGACCCTGTCGGCATCGCCGCGCACCGCTGTCAAGAAATGCGCTCTTGTACCCATTGCCACCGGCTCACCAAGGCTCGAGGACAACGTCAGCCGATGCCCAAGGCCGTCCTCGATGGCGGCGGTGACGGAGCGGAACCGCAGTGCGCCGGGCATTTCCAGCATGATCCGGCGTCCAACATAAGCGGCCAGCGGCGCGACGGGGGCCACGCGCATCAGGGTTGAGCCCGAGGTCATGGCCGCGCGCAGCTGCAGCTCGTGGCCCCAGCTCGGCAGCCAGAAGCTGGCTTGGCGACCGCGCAAGGACCAGAGCCAGCGGCGCAGCGCCCATCTTGCGGAGGGACCTTGGGCCTTCAGCGTAACTGTCTCACCGCGTTCGAACACGTCACGCAGCGGCTCGACCAGGACCGGACCAAAGCCGTTGTCGACATATTCGACGGCGCGCCGCAGGCTGGCGCTCAGCGGGCCACGGACAAGGCTCGGGTCGGTCTGCACCGGACGACCGAGATAGGTGGGCAGTGTCGGAGCCGCGAGGTCGGGCGCATCGCGCAGCAAGAAACTTGCAGTGACAGTTCCATCACCCTGGCGTCGACGTGCGATCTCCACGGCCGAGGTCAGCACGCCCGCGCGGACAGGCACGACAGTGATCCGGCGCGCGGCCACTGTCAGGGCGGGCAGTTGCGTTCCCAGCGGCTCCGCAAGCATCAGCCGGTCAGCTTGAACGGTTGTAATTTCCACGGGCACTGCTTCGCCACCATCGACACCAATTGCCGCCAGACCACCCGCCCGGAAGTCCGACACGCCGGTGTCGATCAGGATCTCCGTCGCACCCTGCGCCAGATCGGCGTTTGGCTGCACCGCCATATGCCAGAGGGGAACCAACCATTCCCCGGCAAAGCCTGCCCGCGCCAGTTCCGCCGCCCGCGCCATCCTAAGGGCGTCACAGCGATGCTGGAGGCTGACGATCTCGCGCGGACGGGAGCGCAGCGCGATACGCTGTTCGCCAGCCCGCGCCTGCAGCACGTCCGTGCGCCATTCCAGCACCTCCGTGATCTCCTGCGCTGGCGCAAAGGGCCAGAGCGGTGGCTGGCCATTGGCGTCAGGCATTGATCGCCCCACGATTGCGGCGGATGACGTTCAGGATCGCGCGTTCGCCAGAGGGCGTGGCGAGGTAGTCACCAACAATCGAAGGATCGAGCACGTTGATGATCCTGGTAGACATCGCGGGGGCGGCAGAGGCCGCGCCCTCGCCGTTCATCTGGCCGTTCATCTCGACGCCAAGCCGCCCGCCCCGGCCCCGGCGGAGTGGCAAGATCGCCTCAGGTCCTGCCTCACCCATCAACCCGATCCCGCGTGCAAACGGAAATACCGTCGGGCGATCAACGACCCCACCCCGGGCAAAGGCCGTGAGTTCCTGGCCACCGCCAAAGACACCGCCCTTCGCAAAGCCAAACAGGCTCGCGAAAAAACCGCCGCCGCCGCTCCCGCCCGCGCCACCGCCAGAAAAGGCGCTGATCAGCGCGTTCTCGATCGGCTTGAAGGCCAGGTCGATCAGCCGGTTGGCAAGGTTGCCCGCAATACCTGCAATGGCACTGGCGAATGTCTGCCAGCTGAACTCGCCAGACTTCAAGGCGTCCTTGATGGGTCCGGTGATATCCTGCGCAAGGCCTTGTGCAATCTCACGCGAGCGGTCTTGCGCCGCGCGCACCGCGTCCGTGGTCGCCTCCCAAGCCGTGCGCGCGGTATCGGCGCCCTCACGCAGCGCGTCGCCAGCGCTCCGACCGGCGCCGCCCGCGCCACCTGCTGCCTCTTCTGTCGCCTCCAGCGTATCTTCCAGCGCTGCGGCAGCCGCACGCGCGCCATTCAGCCCTGCCTCGGCCGCCACCCCGCTCGCTGTGACCGCCTCCCGAAGTGCCGCAACCGCCTCGAGCGGAGCCGTCGCGGCACCGACAACACCGGCCATCATCTCGCGCAGCGCCGCTGCCTGCGCGCGGGCATCGGATGCGTATTGGTCGAGCCCGAGATCAGGCGGCGAAATCGGATCGGAGTTGAAG